GTAGATTAGAATTCGATGAAGCATGAAATAGGAAGTTTGGACTCGGGTGCAAGTCCCGACATCTCCACCAAAAAGCATCTTCCGTCCTCTTAGAGGAAAGTAGATGGTAGTATCCAGATTAGAGGGTGCTTTTTAATGGGGATGCAATAGATTCGACAGACAACTGAAAGCATGTGGAGAATAGGTGCGGGAGCTACCTTGAATGCAACAAACTCTATAAATGCAAACGATGAAGCATTTGCTCTAGCCGCATAGGCTAGATGAGGTATGGGTACCACCTTATAATCAAACGGGCCCAAACACAAGGAATACAATCATGTATCTAGTAAGAGAAACTCTTCCTATGATAGCAGCAGTATTTGTGCTATGCGTAGTTAGTTTAATAACTTATGATGAAAATGATGCTCAAGCAGAACCTGTAGCTAAAGTCACTACAAGTGAAGTTAGACCTGCTTCGTTTTATGAAGTAGCACACAAAGAGACTCAGTGTTTAGCTACTAATATATATTTTGAAGCCCGAGGCGAGTCACACGAAGGCAAGAAGGCAGTAGCTTTTGTTACGCTGAATCGGGTAGAAAGTCCTAAGTTTCCTGATAACATATGTGATGTTGTTTATCAGGCTCGACACTCTCGTTGGTGGAAGACAGAAAGAGATCGTCTTGTGCCGATCAAACATCAATGTCAGTTTAGCTGGTACTGTGATGGTAAATCTGATTACATCAGAAACATTCACGAGTACGAAGAGTTATACAAATTAGCGAGTGAGATTATTGTCGGTAAGCACAGCGACAACACAGGCGGCGCTGATTACTATCACTCAACAAAAGTCAAGCCTGATTGGCGATTAGCATTTACAAGAACGACTAAAATAGATGCTCATATATTCTACACATCACTTGACACTGGCTCATAATACTGTATAATATAATATATGAATGAAGAAAATATAAACGCAAGAATAGTAGTCACAGGTGGTTGTGGATTCATAGGATCTCACCTCGTGTACCGTCTTGCTGAGATTGGATTTGATGTCACTGTTGTAGATGATATGCGACAAGGAGATTATGTATTTGATCTTCCCAATGTCAGATATATATTTGAAGATGTTGCTAAGTGCAATCTCACCGAGATGATAAACAGACCACTTGCTATCATACATCTAGCAAACAGTCCTAGAGTTCGTAGGTCGCTTGAAGAGCCTAGAGACACGATTGATAATAACATCACGACAACTACGGCTGTGTGTGATTGGGCAAGACACTGGCAGACATTCTTGTTCTTTGCGACATCTTCTAGCACACAGTATAAAGATTCGGTAAATCCTTACACATGGAGCAAAGCAGCGTGTGAAGGTATTTTAGATTTGTATGAAGAACTTTATGACTTAAAGTTTGCGAAAATGTTCTTCTACAATGTTTATGGGCCAGGAGAAGCAGACTATGGTCCATACAGTACAGTAATAAGAAAGTTTAAGAAAGATTATTTGGCGGGTGATTCTCTAACTATTTTCGGCAACGGAAGTAAAGAAAGAGACTTCACTCATGTAGATGATGTTGTGCAAGGCATACTGCAACTGCTAGTAGACGAGAGACACCTGAAAGAAGTACACTTCGGTAAAGGTGATCCCAAGTCTATATTATCAATTGCTCAAGCATTTAACACTTCAATCGTTCACAGTTTTGATAAACCGGGTGAAGCGCAGACTACTATCTGTAACACACCTTATATAGAATGTCCTAATGATGTATTCTCATATATTGAGAATTGGTTGACGGAGAACAAGATTGACAATTAGAGTAGTAAACGAATTTATGGCTAACTCAGAAAAAATGACAGATGTATATATCATCACAAAAAAATTCAACACGGCCTCTGAATTTTCACAGCATATTGAGCGCAGAGCAATTCATACAAAATCGTCATGCATTGACGTTCTTATTGAATATTGTACAAAAAATGATGTTGAAATCGAAAGTGCCAATAAATTAATTAGTACCAGTCTCAAAGAAAAGATACAAGCAGAGGCGCAAGAACTTAATCTTCTTAAGGTGAAATCCAATAAACTACCTTTTTAATATGGAACCATTTGAAGTCTATAAACTGTATCTTGCACTGAAACTGCATTTTACAACCAAAGCATACGACATCACTGAAACAAAAGGTGCTGTTCGTAGCAAACGTGAGACCTTTCTTAGGCGAAAAGACTTAACATCTATTCGCAAGTTAGCTAGGGATTACAAAAGGTCAGATGTTATTGACATTCTTGTAGCCAATTTTGTAAGCGGAGACAAGTGGGGTGGATTATTTGACACTTCATGTGTAGAAACTTACAAAAAGTGGTTGACAAACAAGCAAAGAATGTTGTATAATTTTAATACTGATCTCGATCTTACACTACTTCGCATGGAAAAGTATGAGATTAACTCAGCGATACATGAAGACACACATCCATTGATTTTTAAAATGTACATGGGGCGAGAAATTCATTTAGAAACATTAGTCATGTTAGAAAAAATGAGACCCTTTATTGACAGTTATTATGATGATTTTGTGCTTGACGATGTTTGTCTTCTAGTATCTAAGTACAAGCCCTTTGTTCGCTTTGACAAAGAGTCTGTTTTAATTAAACACATGGAGCAACTAAATTTAGTTTACGGAAATGAGTAAATCAAATAACTACAAACCGCAAGAAAAACGCATCAAGCGTGTTGAGAAAAAGCCTGGCAAGAATATTGACAGGGAACTGAAGCGTATAAATAATGTTGATACATCAAAGCTGGACGATGTATTTGATACATACTATACAAAATAATACAACGCAATATAACGCAATACAATCTATACAACGCATACTAGGAGAAAATATATGTCGTTTAATTCACTATCCGATCTACGCAAGGCCCGTGGCAACTTCGATTCACTTATGAAAGAAGTTGAAAAACTTGATACACCTCAGCAAAGCAATCGAGGCGATGATCGAGAATGGAAAGCTACGGTAGACCAAGCAGGTAATGGCTATGCTGTTATTCGCTTTCTTCCTGCACCACAAGGCGAAGATATGCCTTGGTCACAACTTTGGAATCACGGATTTCAAGGACCATCTGGTAAGTGGTACATAGAAAACTCACTTACTACACTCAAGCAAACTGACCCTGTATCAGAACTCAATTCAGAGCTTTGGAACAGCGGCGTAGAAGCTAACAAAGAAGTTGCCCGCAAGCAAAAGCGCCGACTATCATATTACGCTAACATTCTTGTAGTAGAGGATTCTGGCAATCCTGATAACAACGGCAAAGTGTTCTTGTATAAGTTTGGCAAGAAAATCTTTGACAAAATCAAAGACGCTATGCAGCCTGAGTTTCAAGACGAAGATCCAATGAATCCTTTTGATTTCTGGGATGGTGCTAACTTCAAGCTGAAGATTCGTCAAGTAGAAGGCTATCGCAACTACGACAAGTCTGAGTTCTCGGCAGTTAGTCCTGTGTCTGACTCTGATGAAGAGATTGAAGCAATCTGGAACAAGCAGCATTCACTTGCTGAAATCATTGCTCCTTCTAACTTCAAGTCGTATGATGAACTGAAGAAGAAGCTAGACTTTGTCCTTGGATCAGCATCACGAGTAGGTACAGCAGAAAGCATTTCAGCTACTACTGGCGACTTGGCAGACGATGCGTTTCTAAAGGATGTTACGACAGCGGTTGAAAGCAGACAACAAACTGCGATTGATATAGCTGATACAGATGACACCATGTCATACTTTGCTAAACTAGCACAAGATGACTAGTCAATAGTCTGTAATAGAAAAAGGGGCTTTGCCCCTTTTTTGTTATCTAGTTCCATTCGATTTGAATTGTGCCAACGAATTGCTGGTTTCTCTGCTTAAAGAAGGATTTACGATTATTGGTTGTTGACTTCCACCACCACTCGTATTGTTATTTGTAGTATTGTTAAATATGTTAGTCACGTTATTTACCATTTGTCCGTAAGCTTCTGTCATGTTAGCTACTGCATCCGCAGTGCGAGTAACATCTGGAGACATG